GCCAAAGCTAAAGCCAAAGCCAAGGGGCAGCCCGGAGGTTCTAAGAACCCCACAGCGGTTTCCCGTGATCCCACGAAGGGTGAGCACACCCATCCCAAGTCTGCAGCGGCTCGCGCGACGGCAGAGAAGTGTGCCATTCTAACCCTGGCGAAGCTAGGGTTCCGGAAGATTGTCGATGTTGGTGGTAACGCTGACAGAAACGTCGTCTGGGCACCGGAGGGTGTGAGCGTGCATTCGCTCAATCCAACTCTTGACAGGCGCGATGGAGTGAGGCAACTCACCCGGTCGTCGACTAAGAAATGCAGCTGCACCCTGCGTGAACTTACCGAGCGTCACTGTGGTCATTTTGACCCTGATGCTGGGCTCTTTGTGCACTCTCACTACAGTGTCCTGCCTTCGGACTTTGTGGACTTCGTAGCGACTGTTGGAGCGGTCGCGGTCGTTGCTCACAAGTTCGACGAAGAGGGCGAGACTCACGGTGAGGGAAAGTACACTGTGTCAAACTCTATGGTCCGGCAAACCGTGGGGGGTAACACGTACACGCATCCGGATGGGGGCTGGTTGTTTAACGACAGCCTGCCTTCTTGGATCTCGATTTCCGAAAAGACCTGTTTTGACAAGGACACATGGGTGTACCTCGTATGCCGCCAGCGCGGTTATGCTGAGGAGCCAAAGGCACCACCTGTTGAGACTAAACGTAGGCCCACCGTGGTTCTGCAAACTCGCCGAACAGTTCGCCAGCGCTTAATGCGCGCGACGCAAGAGTTCGATGAGGGAGTAGTCCGAGCGGTGTGGGAAGCGGTCCCCCGAGTGGGTGCTGCTCCGAAAGATACGCAGTTGAACTCTGCTGCCGCGGCTGTACGCCGCGCGGCAAAGGGCGCGCTGAGCACTACCGAGCTCAAGCGACATCTGCAGTACGTCGAGGACATTGTTATGTCCCTTGAGACTAAGGAGCGCACTAGCTATTCAGCCCTCGCTGCGTCAGCAGCGGCGTTGGTTGGAGGTGGGATAGTTGCCCACGCAGCGGCGAAGCGGAGGTTCACTCCTCTGTTAGCTGCCGCGACCTTGACAGCTGCTGTATGGTCCATGAACCGGACCCAGCCTGACGGCTACCAGCAGCTATACACCACTTGCACCCAAGGCTCAAACGCGCCCATCCGCGCGATAGCTAAGGTTGTACCTGGGATCACACAGTGTACACCAAAGGTTGCTGCGACCCTAGTCGGTCCAGTGATCGCGGGAACTGTGTGGTTTCCCTCGATGTGCACATGCAACTTCGAGACAGCGCTGCGTGAGCGCGCCCTCATGCCGGTACCGCTACCGGCAGTCGGGGCGTTCGCGCTTTTCGATAGGTTCGTAGCGGACTTCCTCCCGGAAGGACCGATCTCGCCTGTAGCTTGGGATGATTACCTGTCCCGGCTCCCGAAGCGCCGTCGCGTTCCGCTTGATAACGCACTGGAAACATCGCGCGCGGACGACCCTGACTTCAAAGTAAAGGCGTTCACTAAGTTCGAGCCGTACCATAAGGACACGGCGCCGCGTTTGATCCAGGGGACTAGCATCGAGTTCCAGGCCATCACCGGGCCGTCCATTAGGGCCCTGGCAGGAGAGGTCGCGTCCCATCTGTTACGCAAGGACACAGGTGGACTACGTCTGCGGTATTCATATGGTATGAGTGCTGCTGAAGTTGGTACCTGGCTGTACACATGTGTCACTGAACTGGGTGGCATGTCAGGTATGCGTGCATTAGCATGCGGGGATGACAATTTGATTGTCGTCCGCACCCGTGAGGGGGTGGTGAGTATTGAAGCGGACGCGAGTCGCTTCGACGCTCACGTGGCAGTGGTAGCCAACGAGTCACTTACTGGCTACTACAAGAAGACTCTTAGTGAAGAGCGCGCTGTGAATGCGCTCATCAAGATGAACAAGAAACACAAGGGCTACGCCAAGGGTGACTGGTCGTTTGAGACGCATGGCGGCATGCAGTCCGGACGCCAGGACACGTCACTCGGAGACTCTCTCCTCACACTCTATGTCGTCTACTGCGCTTTCCAGACTCTAAGCGCAGAACCGACCGTGGTCGAAGTCGAACGCGCTATCAGGCGCGCGTACCAAGATTGCGGGTTCCTGGTGAAGGATGATGCCATAGTGGTGCACCGCAACCCGTACGAGGCCGAGTTCTGTAGCTCGGTCTTCTGGCCCACTGACCCGGGGCAAGTGGACGGAGGATGGATCCTCGGTCCCAAGCCCGGGCGCATGCTGTCGCGGCTCTTCTGGGCCCGCGCAGACGTGCCCAGGGAGTCGGCCGCTGCTGAGGCGCATCTGCGCGCTCGAGCAGTGCGGGAGCTGTGTTCGCCTGTCCCCCTCCTACATGAAGCGGTAGAGCATGTACTATCGCTGACTGCTGGCGCAGTGTCCACTAGGGCGCAGCGCCGACGTGTACAGGAGGAACGCTTCAACGCGTGGACCGCAACGTACCACCCATACGATGCCGCAGAGGCAATCCCGTGGTTCTGCGCGCGCTACAACCTCACCGGTGATGAGGTGTACGACGCAATCGCGAACCTGAAAGCGCTCAAGGACCCGAGCGCTATGTTGTCCGGACGACCTTGGTCGGTTATCCGCACACGGGACCTGGGCTGAGAGAATGATGT